CCTGTCCGCGTATATGCGTTGGTTGAATTTACCGACTATGTGACCGAATACATGGAAAGCGCGGGACTAGACAAGTCCTGGGAGATTTCCGTGCATTTCCACCGCAGAAGACTTACCGAAGATCAAAATTTAGAGGTCCGAGAGGGTGATTTTGTATTATATGGTGATTTCTTTTATGAAATAGTAAAACTGTCCGAACCAACCAAGCTTTTCGGACAAGTTGACCACAGTTTTGAAATCTCTGCTGTTTGCAAGAGAGCTAGAAAGGGATTATTCGATGCTACCTGATAACTTTACTTTTGCAATGTTGCCCACCGGGTCCAGTTCGACATTCTCTCTCAAAGAAGTGGGGATGTTAGAATCTACAATCGAAACGATTGATTATGCTATGATGTCGTGGCTAAAAGAAGATCTCCAATTAAGCACCACTACTAACGAAGGCTTTTTGCAGCCGCCCATTTTATGGCAAGCGCCCGAACGCTCTTTTCAGATTAAAAATGAAAAGTCATTGCGAGATGATGCTGGAGCCTTAAAGCTCCCCTTGATAAGCCTAGAAAGGACGGGTATTACTAAAGATCCAGCTCGAAAAGGCTCTTTTCAAGCAAACCTTTATTCAAAAAACAAAAACGGAAGATCGGGCCGACTTATTTTAGCAAAAAGAATTGTACAAGACAAAACAAGGAATTTTGCGGTTGCATCGGGCACTCGCACCAATACGGATGCCGCCCGACAGAGAAACTATCCGAGAATAAACAAAAAAATCGTAATTCAGACTTTATCGGTTCCTATCCCAGTATATGTTCAAGTCGGCTATAAGATTATGCTTAAAACTGAGTACCAGCAACAAATGAACGACATGATAGCTCCTTTTATAGCGCGCACAGGCCAAATTAATGCCTTTGTTATGAAGAGAAATGGCCATTTATATGAAGCTTTCATTGATCAAGGCTTTACTCACAGCAACAATGTTAATAATTTAGCGGAGGATATGCGCATGTTTACAAGTGAAATTACTATTAATGTTTTGGGCTATTTGATCGGAGAAGGAGCAAGTGATGACAGACCTATCGTTAGAATTGATGAAAACACGGTAGAAATCACATTTCCCAACGAAGGACCGGTCCCTGCAGGCAACACTAACCTCTTTGGAAAGAGTTCCTGAACTCAACCTCCATTTTTATTGTATGTTCAGGAGCTTTTTGGGTTTAGAAATACTATTTAATTAATGATTGCAATAGAGTACATTTCGACTCAAAGACGTTAAAGAGGAAAAAACAATATGTCAGTAAAAAGATTTAAATTTGTATCTCCCGGTGTTTTTATAAATGAAATTGATAATTCATTTATTCCCAAATCGGCTGAAGAGATTGGTCCCGTAGTAATGGGCCGCGCGCGCAGAGGGCTCGCAATGCAGCCGATTAAGGTACAGTCTTATTCACATTTCGTGGAGATGTTTGGAGATACCGTTCCCGGTAATGGCGGTGGAGATGTTTATCGTGAAGGTAATTATCAATCGCCCATGTATGGAACGTATGCCGCAAAGGCCTTTTTACGCTCTAATGTAGCTCCTCTTACATACGTGCGTCTTTTAGGACAGCAGGACTCTAATCCGACCACCGCTGGCCAAGCCGGCTGGGCAACTCAAAATAACCCCGCCGTCGCGCAGGCCAACAATGGCGGCGCCTACGGCCTCTTTGTTTTTCCGAGTGCTTCTACAGACGGAACCTCAGTCGGCGGAGCAAACGCAGGTACTGGCTCCTTAGCTGCAATTTGGTATTTAGATGAGTCCTCCGGGGCAGACATTCAGTTGAGTGGAACTGTTTTTAACACGCACACTGGAATGGGAGCCGATGGAAACACCAATACGGTTAGTGGTGGTGTTGGACTGTTGGTGGAAGCAGATTCCAACAAACTATTCACAGTTGTAATTTCCGGAACCGGAAGTGGCGAAAAAATTAAGTTTGGATTTGATGATACCAAGGAAACTTTTATCCGCAAGCGTTTTAATACAAATCCGCAACTCACAAGTACCGGTGGAACTTTATATCCGGCCGGCGCAAGAAAAGTTTATTGGCTTGGAGAAACCTTCGAAGAGCAATTAAGGTGCGGGAGTCCCGCAGCCAATGCGTTAACCGGTAGTGGAACAAATCTTACAACTGCTGCATTAGTCGGCGCCATTCTGCCGCTCGCCTTAAGTGGAACCGCAGGAACTGGTCCCCAGAATGTAAAGAATCAGGCTTCTAGAGAGGCAGTCGCAGGCTGGTTTATTTCTCAAGATCTCGGAGCAGCAGCAGGTTTTAATCCTGAAAGTATGCAAAAGCTCTTTAGATTAAAGGGCCGCGGCCATGGCGAATGGTTGCACAAGAACATTAAGGTGTCTATTCAAGACATTAGAACATCGACAGCCGCTGGCTATGATTATGGATCATTCTCTGTAGTCTTACGCTCAATCAGCGATTCTGATAATGATGTTCAGATAATGGAAAGATTCGATGGCTGTACTCTCGATCCGACTTCTCCCAACTTCGTTGCGCGAAAGATCGGAGATCAGTATCTCAAGTGGGATACTACACAGAAGAGATTACGTCGATATGGCGAATATGTCAACAACTCTAAGTTTGTTTACGTTGAAATGAACTCTGACGTAGAAGCAGGCGCAACAGATCCGCTCTACCTCCCCTTTGGATATTATGGTCCACCAAAATGGTCCGATATCCTCAACATTGGGGCTTCGGATGCCACACGCGTTAGTTCTAGTAAGGATGGTTTGGGAACTTTGGGTGCCGGTGGTCTTGTGTCCTCCACTGTGTGGAACAACAAGTCCGTTTATATGTCTGTATACTCAATGACCGGTACGGTAGTTAGTCTTGCAGGAAATATGGGAGTTGGCTTTACAGGCGCACCCTTAGCAACTGGTTCAAGTAATATTGGCCAGATTTCTGCATCTTTGATTTTCCCCACGGATCGCTTGCGGTCTTCCGCCTCCGATGGTGGCATGTCTGACCCAACAAATGCGTATTTTGGATATCAAACATCACGCGATGCTACAAGCACACGCTTTGATGCTAGTACCGCAGACGCACATAGGTTGCTCTTTTCGGACTTCCCGGCTGACCCCACTTTGGGTGCCATCCGCGCTACTGCCCTTAAGGGGTGCGATGGATGGGGGTATATCTTTACTTTGGATGATGTTAAGAAAGACGACTTAAATATCTATACATGGCTTTCTGGAGCAAGACGCGGCGAGGTTAGTGTAACAAGCGCATCTTATGCGGATTTGCTTAACCAGGGATTCAATCGCTTCACGGCACCTTTGTGGGGCGGTTTCGATGGGCTTAATATCAACCTTCCCGATCCGCTATACAATGCCGGAATGACGGTTGGAAGCTCCACCGAGAGAAATAGCTCAATTTATTACACATATAAGAGAGCTATCGACACAGTGGGCGATCCCGAATATCTGGATATGAATCTGTTGGCGGTCCCCGGATTGACAAACGATGACTTAACCAGTCACATGGTTACTGTTGCGGCAGAACGCGCTGATACGTTGGCGTTAATTGACTTGAAAGATGTATATGTCCCGCGTTCGGAAGCATATTATTCTGATAAGTCTAATCGTCTTCGTACAACGCCCACGCAGGCTTCTAATAACTTGCGCGATAGAAGGATCAACTCCAGCTATGGCTGTACTTTCTACCCTTGGGTCCAAACCCGAGATGAAGGAACGGGCACGCTCTTGTGGGTGCCACCGTCTGTAGCTATGATGGGCGTTCTCGCCAGTTCGCAGGCTAAGGCAGACTTATGGTTTGCTCCCGCCGGCTTTAACCGCGGTGGTCTTACTGAAGGTGCTGCTGGAATTCCGATTACAGCAGTGACTGAAAGATTAACCTCCAAGAATAGAGACACCCTCTATGATGCAAGAATCAACCCCATTGCTTCCTTCCCCAACACAGGAATCGTGGTCTTTGGACAGAAGACTCTTCAAGAAGGTCAATCCGCTCTTGATAGAATCAATGTTCGCAGACTGGTGATTTACCTTAAGAAGCAAATTTCCATTCTTTCCACTCAAATCTTGTTCGAACAAAACGTTCAAGCGACGTGGAATAGATTCAAGTCTTTGGTAGAACCGTTCCTTGCGAACGTTAAGACTAACTTTGGTATTACTGATTACCGATTGATTTTGGATGAGTCTACAACGACTCCAGACCTTATCGACCAGAACATCATGTATGCCAAGATTATGATTAAGCCTGCCCGAGCAATCGAATATATCGCAATTGACTTTGTGATTGCTTCTACGGGAGCATCGTTCGATGACTAAAAGATGTGGGAGATTTTTCTCCCACCCACTATTTAATTGTAGAAGAAAGAGGAGTTATTAAATTATGCCATTCTGGTCAACCAACTTTGGAGAAGATCCCACCCTCCACGATCCCAAGAGAAAATTTAGATTTACAGTGGAGATTCAGGGGATCGATGCCCCGGGAGCAACATTGTGGTGGGCAAAGACAGTATCAAAGCCCGCGTTTCAAATTGCTGCAGCAGAACACAAGTATTTAAACCATACGTTTTATTATCCTGGATCTGTTACGTGGCAAGATGTTTCGATGACGCTTGTAGATCCGGTCGATCCAGATATGACAGCAACCCTTTCCGCTATTGTAGTAGAATCGGGCTATACTCCACCTACTGATCAGAATACCTTAACAACCATGTCGAAGGCCAAGTCAGCCGGCGCATTGGGCTCCGTCATTATCACACAAATTGATCATGATGGAAACCCGCTCGAAACGTGGACACTTTGGAATGCTTTTATTACAGAAGTTAAGTACGGCGATTTGGGATATGGCGAAGATGATTTGACTGAACTGACTATGACCTTGAAGTACGATTGGGCCCGTGTTGAAACTACCCATCCCTCCAAGGCAGTCTCAAACGCCGGAAGCTCTTTCTTTAATGTTTAATAAATAGAGGTGTACATTGTCGAGAAATAAAGGACGTGTAGGGGATATTACACAAAAACCTGAAGATACCAA